TCCAGGAACTGGGCCAGGACCTGACCCGGCGCTGGCGTCTGGTCATCGAAATGCGCAACGTGCCGTTTGAAACGCAGAAGCAAATCCTGTTCTTCGTTGGCGAGCGGCTGCCGCGCTTCGGGCATGGCGCCCTCGATGCCACTGGCAACGGCGCCTACCTGGCGGAAGTGGCCGCGCAGAAGTGGGGCGCACGGATCAGCGAGATCAAGCTTTCGGCCGAATGGTATCGCGAGAACGGCACGCCCTATGTCGACGCATTTGGCGACGAGACCGTGCAGATCGCCAAGGACGACGACGTGGTGCGCGATCACCAGGCGCTGCAATATGTGAACGGCGTGATCAAGGTGCCCGACGATCTGCGCTATCCGGGCAGCGACGGGCACATGCGCCACGGCGATACCGGCATCGCCGGCATGTTAGCCTGGTTCGCTTCACGCCAGGGTGCGGTTTCCTATGGCTATGAGCCGGTGAAAACCGAGCGCCGCGATGACACGCGCTATCGCGATTATGCCGACGATGACGACGACGATCGCGACGACGATTGGAGCGGGCCAGTCGGCCGCCGGCTCAGGACAGGAGGAATTGCGTAATGGTTCTGGTCGACCAGTGGGGCCAGCCCCTGCGGCGCGAGGTGATGACGCGTGAGATCGGCGGCGCGGGCATTACCGGCGTGCGCTCCCCGATCGCGGGCTATCCGACCGATGGGATGACGCCCACGCGCCTGGCCAACCTGCTGCGCGCGGCGGCCCAGGGCGATCCGCTCGAATACTTCGAGATGGCCGAGCTGATCGAGGAGCGCGATCTGCACTATGCTGGCGTGCTGGCAACGCGGAAGCGCAGCGTCACGCAGATTGACATAACCGTCGAGGCCGCATCGGACGATGCCGAGGACGTGCGCCGCGCAGACATGGTGCGCGAGTGGATTGCGCGCGACGAGCTGGCCGACGAAATGTTCGATATGCTCGATGCGATCGGCAAGGGCGTGTCGTTCACGGAAATCGTCTGGGACACATCTGAAGGCCAGTGGTATCCGCAGCGCCTGGAATGGCGCGATCCGCGCTGGTTCACCTTCGACCAAACCACCATGAAACAGCCGATGCTGCGCGGCGGGGTGGATGGCGGCGCGGTGGCCGAGCCGCTTCCGGCGTTCAAGTTCATCTATGCCCAGATCAAGGCCAAGAGCGGGCTGCCGATCCGCAGCGGCATCGCCCGCCTCGCGGCCTGGTCATGGATGTTCAAGGCGTTCACGCAGCGGGACTGGGCGATCTTTGCTCAGACCTATGGCCAGCCGGTGCGCATCGGCAAGTTCCACGAGGGCGCCACCAAGGAAGACCGCGCGACGCTCTATCGCGCGGTGGCCAATATCGCGGGCGACTGCGCCGCGATCATTCCCACGTCGATGGAGATGGAGTTCGTCGAGGCCAAGAACGTCGGTGCCGGCTCCGATCTCTATGAGCGGCGCGCGGACTGGCTCGACCGGCAGGTTTCGAAAGCGATCCTGGGGCAGACCACCACGACCGACGCGGTGTCTGGCGGCCACGCGGTCAGCCAGGAGCATCGCCAGGTGCAGGAGGACATCGAGACCGCCGACTGCAAATCGGTTTCGGCCACGATCAACCGAGACCTGATCCGCCCCTGGATGGACCTGGAATTCGGCCCCGGCCGGAAATATCCGCGCCTGGTCATCGCCCGGCCCAAACAAGAGGACGTGAAGCAGCTCACGGAGAGCCTGGCCGCGCTGGTGCCGCTTGGCCTGCGTGTCCAGGCCAGCGAGGTTCGTGACAAGCTGGGCCTGTCCGAGCCGGATGCCAGTTCGGAAGTGCTTCAGCCAGCCCCGAAGCCCGAGCAGCCGGCGCCGGCCGCGATGGCGTTGCAGTCTGCCCAGCCGCCAGCCAAGCCGGCAGCCGATCCGCATCCGGCGGCCCTGATCGCGGCGGCCATGGCGACGAAGGCAGTGCCAGCCGTGGGGCAGATGGTCGCCTCGATCGAGACCATGCTGGAGAAGGCGCGCGACCTGGGCGAGTTCCGCGACATGCTGATGAGCGCCTATCCCGATCTACCGGTCGATACCCTGGCGAAAGTCATGTCGCAGGGCATCGCATCGGCGCTCGCAGCCGGTCGATCGGACCTTGTCGAGGAAAGTGGGGCATAGGCGCCCTGCGGCGCGCGCTGGGGCACGTTTGGCATCCACCATCACAAATCGGTGCCGACTGCCTTCTTAGCCCTTCTTAAAACCTCTCAAGCGGCCATCGGAGATCAATCGTGAGCCACCCGTCCGCAGTCTCAGGTGCATTTGGGCAACCGTTCACCCAGCAGATCGCATTCTTTCGCGCCAAGCTGGGCAACCTGGTGCCGACGCAGCGCTGGGACGATATGCAGGCCCAGGCCCACGATACGGGCTTCATGGTGGCCGGCGCCGCCAAGGCCGATCTGCTGACCGATCTGGCAGCCGCCGTCGACAAGGCGCTGTCCGAAGGTCGCGGGATCGAGGAGTTCCGTCGCGACTTCCAATCGATCGTGGCCCGCAACGGCTGGACGGGCTGGACCGGCGAAGGCAGCATCCAGGGCGAAGCCTGGCGGGTGAAGACGATCCTGCGCACGAATGCCTACACCAGCTATTCGGCCGGCCGGCATACGCAGCTTCTGGACGGCAATTTCGCGTTCTGGGTCTATCGCCATGGTGACAGCCGCGAGCCACGCCCCGAGCACCTGGCGCTCGACGGGATTGCCCTGCCACCCAGCCACCTGTTCTGGATGAAGTTCTACCCGCCGTCCGATTGGGGGTGCAGTTGTTATGCCCTGGGCGCGCGGACGGCAGCCAGCGTGCGCCGCCTGGGCGGCAATCCGTCGAAGACGCTTCCCGCGAACTGGGACGCGATCGACCTGAAGACAGGTGAGCCGGCGGGCATCGGCAAAGGCTGGGGTTATGCGCCCGGCGCATCGGTTGCCCAGGCGGTGCAGGCTGTGGCGGCCAAGATCGGCAGTTGGGATTATCGGGTGGCGAAAGCCTTCATGGAGGACGTTCCGGCGCCGCAGCGCGACGCACTGGCGCAGGCCTATCGCGCATTGCCGAGCACGGCCGACGACGTGCGCCGCTATGTCCAGGCGATCGAGCAGGATCGTGCGCCCGCCCTGGACGCGCCCTCGCGCACGCTGGGCCTGTTGACCGAGGACCAGATCGCATCGGCACAGGGCGTGAAGGCCAATGGCTTCGACTTCTCGCTTTCGGTCGACGAAGTGCGCCACGTGCTCAGCCAGCATGGAGATAGCGGCACCGAGCTGGCGCGTGGGCAGCGCGCGGTCACGGCCGACGATTTCGCGCTGCTGCCAGCGATCCTGAATGCGGGCCAGCCACGGCCAGTGGGCAGGTCGAACCGCCATGATGCAGCCGTGTTCGAAGTGACGACCGAGATTGGCGGCGAAACCTATGTCACGCGATGGGAGTATCGGAGCAAGCGGCGCACGCTGGCGCTGCAGAGCTTCTTCATTCGGACTGGGAAGCGTGCCTGATCGCCCCTTCCCGAACGTTCGCAACGGAACCGGTTATTGGCCGGCAGGTCGATGCGATCAGGCGGAGTTGATGTAGCATGATCCGTACCGATTTCAACGCGAGCGAGGCGGCTGACGCGATCCGCAAGGCGATTGCCCAGTTGGCCGATATGCGGCCGCTGTTCCAGGACGTGACGGAATACATGATCGAGGCAACGCGCCAGCGTTTTGCCAAGGGCGTCGATCCCGAGGGCAACGCCTGGGCGCCGAAGGCGCAATCGACGCTCGATCGCTACAAGCGCATGGGATACGGCAAGCTGCCACGCCCGCTGATCGGCGCCGGTCGGCGCCTGTCGCGCGAGATCGTGGGGGAAGCGACGCGCGATGGCAGCGTGATCGGATCGGCGCTGATCTATTCGCGGGTGATGCAGGACGGCGCGGAAAAGGGCGAGTTCGGCAACGATCGGCGCGGCCGCCCTATCCCCTGGGGGCGCATTCCGGCTCGCACCTGGCTGGGCATCTCAGCCGAGGACGAAAGGCAGATCGTGGACATTGTCGACGAGCACCTGGCCGAGCATATGCAGCCGGGCACGTGAAGCCACCTGACGGGTTGACCTGAAGGACGGTTTCAAGCCATCACGACCAAAGAACAGGCCATCGGCTGTTTCTGGCCCGCTTCGGCGGGCATTCTTATTGTCGCTGCGTCGGGGCACACCCTTGCCGATGACGCGCAAAACCCCCTCCATTGCACTGTGTTCGGCCCTCGACATTGCCCACGGCGATGGCGTGCCGGATTGGGTTCACCTGCTGCCGGCCGGTGAAATTCGCACGGTCGACGGGCGTGGACCCTATCGCGCCACGTCGTTGCAGTCGGTGATCGACCACTCGCTCAAGCCTGGCGACAAGCTGCCGATCGATGAGAACCACGCTACCGACAAGGGTGCTGCGCTGGGCCTCGCCGCGCCGGCAAGGGGCTGGATCGTGGAGCTTCAGGCGCGCCAGGACGGACTGTGGGGCCGTGTCGAATGGACCGGCGAAGGCGCCAAGCTGATGGCTGACAAGGCCTATCGCGGGATCAGCCCGGCGATCCTGCATACGGCCGACAAGACCGTGGTCGGCGTGCTGCGCGCAAGCCTCACCAACACCCCAAACCTGCAGGGCATGGTGTCCCTGCATTCGGAGGAAGTGCAAATGGACTGGAAAGCGAAGCTGATCGAGCTGCTCGGGCTCGACAGCGGCGCCGACGACGCGGCCATCGAGGCGGCGCTCAAGGCGAAGATGGCCGGCGGTGACGGCGAAAAGATGGCGCTCTGCGCGCAGGATGTGCTCGACCTGCCGCAGTTCGTGGCGTTGCAGAGCCAGCTCACGGAGATCACCGGCAAATACAACGCGCTGTCCGAAGCGACCGCGCGTACCGCATCGACCGCGTTTGTCGACGCCGCGATCACCGCCGGGCGCGTGGGCCTCAAGCCGGTGCGCGACGAGTACATCGCCCTGCACATGCAGGACGCCAGCCGCGCGGAAAAGCTGATCGCCAGCATGCCGGTGCTCAAGGGCGAAATGCTCCTGGAGACCGTCCAGGCCGACGGCGGCAAAGCCCCGCTGAACAAGGATGACCGCCTGGTCATGGCCCTGTTCGGCGTCAGTGAAGACGAATACCGTGAAGGCCTGAAGGCCAGCGGTCTGCACAAGGAAGCCCTGTAATGGCTGCTCTCACTGCACCGCGCAGCACGCCCGAAAAGGTCGGGCCGGAACGCGCCGTTCCCCTGGCCGCCAATGCCAAGGTCTATCAGGGCGGCATGGTCCAGATCGCCGCGTCGGGATACGGCGTGGCCGCCGTTGCCACTGCCGCCAACGTGACCATCGGCATGGCGCGCGAGACCGTCGACAACACGGACGGCGCGGCCGGGGCCGTGTCGGTCAAAACGCGCCGTGGCGTGTTCCGCTTCGCCAATTCGGCGGCCGGCGACGCGATCGGCCGCACCGAGATCGGCAAGACCGTCTACGTCGTGGACGATCAGACCGTCGCCAAGACCGACAATTCCGGCGCGCGTCCTGCCGCCGGCAAGTGCTTCGACGTGGACGCCAATGGCGTCTGGGTCGAGTTCCTCTGAGGGGCCTGCATCATGGATATCACTACCGACAATCTGAACCGGCTGCGGGTCGGCTTCAACAAGTCCTACCAGGGCGCGCTCGGCTCGGCCGGGAACGATGCGCAGCGCATCGCCACCCGTGTGCCCGCGACCCAGAAGAGCCAGACCTATGGCTGGCTGGGCAAGCTGCCCAATGTGCGCGAATGGATCGGCGCCCGTGTGGTCCAGAACATCTCCGAAAGCGACTACACGATCAAGGAACGGCCGTGGGAACTGACCATCGGCGTCGATCGCGATGACATCGAGACCGACAACCTTGGTCAGTATGCCCCGCTGTTCTCGGAAATGGGTGTCTCGACCGGCGCATTCAGCCAGCAACTGCTGTTCGGCATGCTGCTGCTGGGCTTCACCACCAACTGCTTCGACGGGCAGTTCTTCTTCGATACCGATCACCCGATCATCGGTGCCGATGGCAATATGACCACGTTTGCCAACACCGACGGCGGCAACGGTACGCCCTGGTTCCTGATCGATATCAGCCGTGCGATCCTGCCGATCATCTGGCAGGTGCGTCGCGACTTTGGCGACATCGTCGCGCGCGACAAGGTCACCGACGACAACGTCTTCGACCTGAACGAGTTCAGGTACGGCGTGGATGCCCGCATGAACGCCGGCTTCTCGTTTCCGCAGCTCGCCTGGGGTTCGAAGCAGGCGCTCGATGCAGCGCACTACGAGACCGCCAAGGTCGCGATCGGCAGCATGAAGGGTGACAACGGGCGCCCGCTTGGCCTGGGCAAGAAGCTGCTCCTGGCCGTGCCGCCCTCGCTGGAAGGCGCCGGGCGCGCGATCCTGACCTCGCAACTCGTCAACGGCGGCGAAAGCAACAAGTGGGCCGGTTCGGCCGAGTTGCTCGTCACGCCCTGGCTGGCCTGAGGAGGATAGGTCATGGCGAAGGCAGCAACCTCCACCAGCCCGGCCGTCAAGCCGGGCGAAGGCCAGGGCACAGGCAGCGAAGCCGGTGCGCCTGGCGCCCGTGACGGTGCGAGCGGCGGCCAGGTTGGCGGTGACGAGGAAGGTGGCCCCGACATGGTACAACCGATCCTCGTGCGTTCGGTGGCCGCGAAGGGCCGCTGGCGCATCGGGCGGCATTTCACGCAGGATCCGATCCTGCTCGATGCGGCCGAGCTGGATGATGATCAGAAGGCGCGCCTGGCGGGCGATCCCGAGCTGATCATCCAGGCCGTGGACTGACGGGGGCGGCCGGTGAGCTATGCTACCCTGCCACTGCTGATCGAGCGGTACGGCGAGACGCTGCTGTTGCAGGTGGCGGATCGCGCAGTGCCGCCGGCCGGCGCGATCGACAACGGTATCGTCGATCGCGTGCTGGCCGATACCGACGCCGTGGTGGATGGCTATCTCGCCGGCCGTTACGTCCTGCCCCTGCAAACCACGCCGCCCTTGTTGGCCGACATTGCGGCGTCAATCGCGATCTACAAACTGCACGTCTATTCTCCGGAGCAGAAGATCGCGGACGAGTATCGCGACGCCATCGCCAGCCTGGGCAAGATCGCGACGGGCACGATCCGCTTGCCCGTTGCCGGCGTCGAGCCGGCCGGGACCGATGCGAACGGCATTGTCGTCTCCGATCGGCCGCGTGACTTCACGCCCGACAACCTGCGCTGGTTCGTATGATCCGGGTTGCAGACGTGAAAGAGCGGATCGAGGCCCTTGTGCCCGATTTGGCCGGTGCGCTCGGCACCGCAACCGACTTTGCCGCGCTGATCGAGCGCAACCAGGTGCCGCAACGGCCAGGCGCATCGGGCTTCATCCTGCCGGGCCGACTTGTCGGTGGCCCTATGGGCGCAATGACCGGCGTGTTCACCCAGTCGGTGCAGCAAGGCGTGATCGTAGTGCTGAGCGTGCGCGTGGCGAGCGATCCCACGGGCGCGATTGCGCTCGACCAGCTCAGCCCGGTTATCGATGCCGTGATCCGCGCCGTGTGCGGATGGTCGCCCGACAATGCGCCAGGTGTCTGGGCGCTTTCGTCGGCCGAGCTGGTCGGATCAACTGCCGGCACGCTGATCTACCAGATCGATTTCACGCTCCAAGACCAGTTGAGGATCACACCATGAAGAAGCTTGCCGAGCCGGAAGCGCCGGACAGCGGCAATACCGCCGATGCGATGGTCGATGCGGGCATCGAAGCCGCCGCACCGATCGCTGCGACCAACACCGACGCTGCCGCCATGCCGGCGAGCGGCGGCAGCTTTATTCGCCAGCCCGATGGATCGCTGGTGCGTGCCAACGATGAAGAGGGGGCCGCCTAATGGCCAAGTATTGGAAGAGCAAAACCATCCTCGCCAAGATCGAGCCCACCTATGGCGTCGATCCCACGCCCACGGGCGCGGCCAACGCGATTCTGGCTGAGGACGTGAGCTATACGCCCATGGAGGGTGAGTGGATCAAGCGGAACGTCGAGCATACCTGGTTCGGCGCGAAGCCGGGCGTCGGCACGGCCTATCGTTCGACCCTGACATTTTCCGTACCGATGGTCGGCTCGGGCAGCCTGGGCGTGGCGCCGGGCTGGGCGCCCCTGATCCGCGCGTGCGGCGTGGCCCAGGTGGTGACCGCCGGGGTGAAGGTCGAATATGCGCCGATCACGGATGCGCCGGAGTCGGCCACGCTCTATTTCGATATCGACGGCACCAAGCACGTGATGCTCGGCGCGCGCGGCACGGTCATGTTCAAGCTGGGCGCGAGCGGCATCCCCATGCTGCAATTCACGCTGACTAGCCTGTTCACCGTGCCCGCCGAAGCGGCCAAGCCGACGCCCGACTATACCCAGTTCGTCGACCCCGAGGCGGCGAGCAAGGCGAATACCCCGACCTTCACAATCGGCGGCGCCGCTTTCATCCTGCGGGATTTCGAGCTGGACCTGGGCAACGACGTGCAGCCGCGCATGCTGATCGGCCAGGAAAGCATCATCATTGCCGATCGCGAAGAGACGCTGAAGGTACAGGTCGAGGCTGTGGCGCTGGATGTCTACGACCCGTTCACCGTCTGCAAGTCCAGCACCAGGCAGGCGATTGTGCTGGCTCACGGCACGGTGAACGGCCGCAAGGTCCGCTTCGACCTGCCGACGTGTCAGCAGCAGATGCCGACATATCAGGAACAGCAGGGGATCCTGGAATGGCCGCTGACTTTCACACCGCTGCCCACTGCCGGAAACGACCAGTGGAAGATCACCCTGACCTGATCCAGGCGCGCGCCCCTTTCGCGCGGCGACCGGTTTCGGCAACCGCGCCCTTTCTTTGATCCAAGAGGTTTATCCATGTTCAAGATCACGACCGATCCCAAGTTCACGCACATGGTGACCGTGTGCGTTCCCGTCGATGGCGGGTTCAAGGATCAGACCTTCCCCGTGACGTTCCGCGTGCTTCCGCTCGATCAGCTTGGCGACAGGGAAGGCAGCGCCGGTCAGATCGAGACGCTGCGCAAGGTCGTGGTGAGCATGGGCGATCTGGTGGACGAGAATGACCAGCCGATCAGCTATTCGGACGAAATCCGCGATCAGCTGATCCAGTTCTCTTTCGTGCGCCTGGCGCTGCTCAAGGCGTATATCGAGGCCATGTCGAAGATGAAGACGGGAAACTGAAGGCCGCTGCCCGCCACTGGGCGGGCGGCGGCAAACGGGACTTGTCCAACGCGGCGCGCGAGGCCCGCGAATTTGGTATCCCCGAGGAGATCATCGCGAAAATCGAGGGCAGGAAAGATGATCGGTTCGAAGTCTGGGCAGAGAACTGGGCTACGCTCGAAGCCTTCCTGTTCGTGTCAACGCAATGGCGGGTGGTCAACCGGGGTGGCGGCCTGGAGCCGATGCTGACCTACTGGATCGGCCTTGACTATGCAGCAGCGGCGGCTGGCCTGGCCGGGGCTGGCATCGAAACCACCCCTGAAATCTGGAACGGGCTGCGCGTGATGGAAAGCGCAGCCCGCAATGTGCTCAACGGCAACCTGGATACGGACTGATGGCGCTCAAGACATCCCTGGTGATTGCCGGCGACGCCAGCTCGGCCACGGCCGCGCTGCGGGACACCGATGCAGCGCTGGCGAAGAACGCTGCCCAGATGCAACGCTTGCAGCAAGCGACGGCTGCCGCTGACAAGTCGATCACGTCTTTGGCAGCGGCGCAGGGCCGGGCCAAGGCGGAAGCGGAAGCGGCCAAGACGGCGTTCCACAACTCCGAAATCAGCGTGGCTGAATACAATACGCGGCTTCTCGAAACGAAGAGCGCGCTATCTCTCTTCGAAGACCAGCACCGCAGCGCGATCAAGGCGCTCAAGTCCGCCAATGACAATATGGGCGAGTCGGTCGTTTCGGCCGGTCAGGCCCGAGCTGGCTATCAAAACCTTGGCCGCCAGATGCAGGATGTTGCAACGCAGCTGACCGGCGGCGCGAACATCGGCACGATCATCTCGCAGCAGGGCGGCCAGGTAGCCGACGCGCTGGCGCAGATGGGCGGCCGGTTCGCTGGCGTTGCAGAATTCCTGGCGGGACCATGGGGTGCTGCCATCATCGTTGGGGTGGGCCTGCTGGCCAATCTTGCCGAAGGGTTCATCAGCGCGGGCGATGCGGCCGATGAAAACGCGACAGCACTTGCGAGTGTGAAGATCGGTTCCGATGCCCTTTCGACCATTCAGACGACGCTGGGCAACGTCTTTGACCTAACCACGGGCAAGATGAAGGACCAGACATCAGTGGCGATGGGCCTGGCCAAGGCTTCGTTGCTACTGGCCGAGGCGCAAGCAAAACAGCGCCTGGCCGATGCGAACCGTACGATCGATGATGCCAACAGCAAGCAACTGACCTTCAGCGCCGGGTTTGGTGGCGGTTTCAGCATCGATCGCGTGCGGCCGTTGGAAGGCCAGGTTGCCAGCCAGTTCCGCAACGGCATGATCAATTCCTCGCAGGCGATCGACACGCTCAAGCGCTGGCAGGAGCGCGGCAAGATCACCGATGCCGTTGCGACACAGCTCGCGGCCGCCATTGCCAATGCCGAGGCCGAGGCCAAGAACCTCAAGGAATTCGATGATGCCTATACCAACCTGACATCGGGCAAGCTGGGCGGCGAGTTCGCCAAGCCCAAGAAGGAACGGACCAAAAAGCCGAAGGCGGATCACTCTGCCGAGTTTGGCGAGGACACCGCGCGCAAGATTGCCGGCATCGCGGACCAGTTCACCGATCTGCCAACTGTGGTGGAACGCTCCAACAAGGCGATGCGCGACCTGGACGCCATCGTCGCTGACATTGGACGGAAGAACCCGCCCAACCTGAAGGAACTGCTGAGCGATGTCGCCAGCGCGCGCGGACTGATCCAGGACAGCCTCAACAAGCCGTTTGACGAATACCTGCAAAAGGCACGTGAGGCAGAGCAGATCGACGAACTGCTGGCAGCCGGCAAAGATGATCAAGCGGCTGCGTTGCGAGACGTGTTGCAATTAGAGCGCCAGATGGAGCCGCTCGATGCGCAGCGCTTGGACAGCGTCTTGGCAACCACACAAGCCGCGCGCGAGCATTCCATGGTACTGCGCGATCAACGCGCAATTATCGAGACGCAAGTGCGTGCAGTCCAGGACATGCGTGGCGCGCTGGAACAGACTGTCGCCAATTCTCTTCGCGGTCGGTTCTCCGTGGCAAATGTGCTCAACTCGCTGGGCAACGCATGGGTCAACATCACGTCGCAGAAGATCGTCGAAAGCGCCTTCGGCGACACGCTACGAGCGCTAGAAAGCCGTGCGAGTGGCGCTGATCGTGTCGAGACAGCGGGCGAGCAGATCGCCCAAAGTCTCGACCAGGGTTCGTCGGCCGTGAAAAGCTTTGCTGATATCGTGGTCAAGGCACGCGATGCGATCGAGCAGCATGATACAAGCGGCACTACTTGGGCCCCCACAGTCAACAATACGCCTCGCATCGATCTCAGCGCCAGCGCGCTCAACGACCTGACAGCGGCTTTCGACAAGGCAATCGGTCAGAAGACCAGCAGTGCCGATAGCATCACTGGCCCGGAAATCGTCGTGAACGGGCGACGCAAATCGGCCAACGTGTCCGGCGCCGGCAGCCTCCTCGTCGACATGGCTGATGGGATGCTGCGCTCGATCGGCGTGAAAACGCCGCTGGTAATCAGCCAGGCGCTGACCAAATCGCTCACCAAGATCGAGAAGGGCATTCCCGAAGCGCTCGTCGGCGCGTTCACCGGGCAGGCCGTGTCCAAACTGATCCTTGGCGGGATGGGTGACGGCATTGGCGGCGCGATCGGTGGTGCGATTGGCCAGAAGCTGGGCTCCACGTTTTTGTCCAAGGGATTGGAGCAGATCGGCGGGAAGCTGCTGGGAAGCCTGGGTGGGCCATTGGGATCAATCGTGGGCGGCCTGGCCGGTGGCTTGCTGGGTGGCCTCTTTCGGAAGGCACCGACCGGATATACGGTCGTTACTGCCAATAGCACGTCGAGCGGTGGCAATAATGCCGAAGCCAAGCAGCAGACGTCTACTATGGGCAGTACGCTGCAATCGACGATCCAAGCCATCGCGGACCAGTTCGGTGCAGCGCTTGGCGATTATGCCGTGTCGATCGGTAAACGGAATGACTATTATCGCGTCTCAGCTTCCGGATCACCCAATGTCAGCAGCAAGTATTTCAGTCAGCACAACACCAATCCGGACAGCCTTTATGACGGCCAGGACGCTGCAATGGCGCTGTCGCTGGCGATCCAGAACGCCATTTCTGATGGTGCCATCAAAGGCATCTCAGCGGCCGTTCAGAAGGCTCTGAAATCGTCGAGCGACATCGACAAGGCGATCCGCGAGGCGCTGAAGGTCCAGGAGGTAGAACTGGCGATCGGCGGTCTGGGCGCCGAGATGGAAAAGCAGTTCCGCACATTCGAAGTACAGGCCCAGGAGCGTCTGCGCATCGCGAAACAATACGGTTTCGACGTGATCGCGGTGGACCAGCGCAACAACGAGGATCGCATCAAGCTGGCCAAGCAATTGGCTGATCAGCAAGTCGGCACACTGCAGAACCTGATCGACCAGATGACCACGGGTTCGCTCTATGAGGGCTCGGCTGTCGATCAGCGCAATGCCATTCTGGCCCAGATCGCGACAACGAAGGTCGAGGCAGACAAGGGCACCGAAGGCGCGGCCGATAAGCTGGCACAGTTGCTGGAACAGCTCAATTCGGTGTCCAAGGATGCCTATGGCACGACGGGCGGATTTGCGGCTGATCGGCAGACGATTCTGGATGCGGCGCGCGACACGATCGCCCAGGCGAACGCGCGGATCGCGGCGGCCGAAGCAGCGGCAAAGACCGATCCGGCGCTTAGCACGACGAACGCGGCGCTCGATGAGAACAACGCCCAGAACGAAGACATCATCACAGCTCTCAGCCAGTCCAATGCCTATCTCGCCAAGATCGCGGCGACGGGCACGTCGACAACAAGCGCGCTGGCTGCGCTGGCGAGGACTTCATAATGGCCGCGCCGGTCATCCTGTTGGAAGCCCAGCCGCGCCGCGCGGCCGATGGCGTTGCCGAAACGGTGCGCCTGGCTGGTGGGGGCGCCGCGCTGCCCTATTTCTATTTCGGTCAGCACTGGCGTGCCGGCATCGTGGGCCTGCCGACCTTCATCTGCGCGCTGGATTTCACGGGCGAGGATCTCGGCACGGGCGGTGTGCCGCAGGCGGCGGAGATCCGCTGGGGTGGCGCCAGCCAGGCCGACCTCGACGCGCTGGCTGCCTACTTCTGGGGCGATGCATCGATCACGGTGCGGATCGCCCCGGAAGGCGCGGAGCCCGCCGTGGTGCTGGCCGGCAAGGTGTTGCAAGCCACGATCGAGGACGGCGGTCTGAAGATTGCCCTGGCCGATCCATCGGCTGACCTGAAGAAGCCCCTGCTGACCGATCGCTATGGCGGCACGGGCGGCCTGGATGGGCCTGTAGACTGGGCCGGCACGATCAAGCGCCGAGTGTGGGGCCGTGTGTGGAACCTGCGCGGTGACCCGATCGACAAGGCCAACAACATCTATTGCTATGCCGATCCGGCGCGGCCGATCCAGGCAATCACTGCCGTGCGCGACAAGGGCGCAGCGGCGGCAGCGCTGACCACCGTGGCGTGGGCCGGCACGGCAGCCGCCACGCTGGCTGCGCTTCAGGCGGCCCCAGCGCCGGTTGGCGGTGGGGTGCTGTGCCCGTCGATCGCGTGCGTGAAGTGGTGGACCCAGCCGGCCGGTGATCTGTGCGCGGACCTTCAGGGCGAGATCGGCGCCGGCTATGTGGAGACCACGGCCGAGATCGCGCAGCGCCTGGTGCAAGCTTTGGGCGGCCCGGACTTCGCGGCCGGGACGGTGGCTTCAGCCGCTGCTGCCCGGCCCGCGCCGGTGGGCTGGATCGCCAAGGACGAGAACGAGACGGTGTCGTCGATGCTCGATGCGCTGCTGGGCCATAGCTCTCTGCTGTGGATCCTCGACGGTGCTGGCAAGATCGTGCTGCGCCAGTGGGCCTGGGGTGCAAGCGTGGCGGCGGCGGCGAGCGAGGACGTGTCGCGCAAGGCTGTGTTCAAGCCGGTGACCACGCGCAAGCTGGGCTACCGCCGCAACGAACAGGTCATGTCGCGCGGCGACATTGCCGCCATCGTGTTTGCCACCGACGTGGCATTCAACGATGGCGTACATCTGCAGTCGCTGCAGCCGGCCGAGGCTGGCGCCACGGCTGGCGCGCCTAGCGGGACGCCAGTTGGCTCAATCACCGCCGACGATGTTTCAGGCACGATTAATTCGGGGGGTGGTGTGGCCCCCAATAAGGTGACGACAATCGCGATCACGCCGGCCGCTGTTACCGCCAATGGCCTGGTCATCACCAATCCGAGCGTCAATCTGCTGCCGGCAGGTAATTGGGTGGATCTACAGACCTACTCGTTCACCGCAACCGGTGGCGCACTGCTTGTGTGGGGGCGATTCGATACGCAATGGCAGATGACCGGCGGTGAAGGCGTCTACTTTATCACCTACCGATTGCTCCGGAATGACGAGCCAGTGATGGTTTGCGGTCCAGCGTTCGCGGGGTGGATCAAGACGTCACTCCTCGGCAGCGAAGGCAGCGGCATGCCCATGGCCTTCTCGTGGATCGACTACCCAGGCGCGGGCACTTTCACGTACAAAATGCAGGCTTATGTCACGACGGTCACGTCAGGCACCTTCGCGTATATCAATGCGCTGGTGCGCCAACTCATGGTTATCGAGGTAAAACGATGAAGCGCTTCGTTGTCTACGATGCGGCGACGGGCCGCGTTCTGCGCTCTGGGACATGCCAGGACGATGACTTGGCCATGCAGGCAAGCCAAGCGACGGGCGAAGCGGTGATGGAGATCACGGCCGAGTGCATCCGCGTGGCGGAGGTGGATCTGGATGCGGTACGCGGCGCGCTTTATGCGAAGATCGATGCCGCTGCCGAGGAAGTGCGAGCGCGGTTCGTGACCTCCGGCTCGGCCCAGGCGATGATCTACCTGAAGAAGGAAGATGAGGCGCGCGCCGTGGTGTGGGGGCAGAGCAAGCCGACACCATTCCTCAATGCGGAAGCGGCGGCCACCGGTATGACCGTGGCCGATCTCGCCACACTGGTGATTACCAAGGCCGATGCCTGGGCGGCGAAGGCGGCGCAGATCGAGGCGCTGCGGCGCGCGGCCAAGGCGCATGTTGCCCAGGCCGACAACATCGCCGCCATGCATGCCGCTGCCCAGGTCGACTGGGCCGAGATCGAGGCCTGATCCATGGCCACGGTCGATCCCGTCTATGCCCAGTGGTTGCAAGACCAGGCGCTTTATCAGGTGAGCGAAGATGCTGCTCTCAGGGCGCGTTGGGGTGTGAGCGGCATTACGGCCGAGCGGATCACGACGATCGCGCTACAGGCCGACGCGCAGGCCGAGGCCGCGCGCCAGCTCGCCTTCATGGGCGGCCCGCTCGTCCAGGATGAGCACGTGCTGGTGGGCCAATGGGCAGCCAAGCTGGGCCAGGTGATCACGATCACCGGCACGAAGCTTGGATACGAGGCCGGCCTCGATGTCTTCGTGATCGGCGTGAACGATGATCGCGCCAAGGGCACATCGACCGTCACCGTTCTGAGGAGGCTCTGACCCGTGTCCAATATCCTTCTCCTGGTGCCGTCTTCTCTTGCCGCGTTCGGGGTTTCGCGCGGGAGCGGCGCGGAGAACCTGCTGCGGCCAGATCCGCGCGAAATCTGGCTCGATAGCGCGGTCGGGTCGGCCGTCACGATCGACATGGACCTTGGCGTGGCCACGTCGATCGACACGGTATTCCTGGGCTGCCTCTATTTCGCCAGCCAGGATGCAACCTGGACGATCACGGGTGGCGTGGCTGACTATGATGAGCTGACGATCAAGGCGGCCGGCGATCTGCGCGTGCCGGAGCGCGCCGGGCGTGTGTCGCACTTCTCGCATGCTTTCTGGCATGGTGACGACGTGCTCGTGCGCTATGTGCGGATTTCTATCACGCAGCCAGTCGGCGCTTCGCCGCTGGGCATCGGCGTGTTGATGATCGGCTCTGCCTTCGTGCCAGAATTCAACCAGGTGTGGGGCAGTGGTCGCGCAGTGAAAGACACAGGGAGCGTCGCGCGGCTGCCCTCGGGCGGGCTCGCGATTGTCGAAGGCGCTCGCTACGGCAGTTATAAATGGGCCCTGGAAGACCTCTCAAACGATGAGATCGACCTTCTGTACGAAATCCAGCTCGATCGCGGCGAAACCAGGCGCGTCCTGGTCGTAGAAGATCCCGACCAGACTGCCGGCCTGCGCAATCGCATCCACTATGGCGTGTTGACCGGACTGCGGCCCAGCTCGCGCAAGTCAGCAACCCAGGGGCAGTGGGAATTGGCGATGGAAGATTGGGTATCCGAGTCGGATGCCGTTGTACTGCAACTGCCAACGCCAGCGATGACGCTAAGCGGCACGCCGATCTCGTTCGGCGGCGAAATCCTTACGATCGGGTCCTGATCATGCCAAAACCAATCGAGAGCCTGAGTGGTGATGATGCCATTGCATTCCGCGAGGCACTACGACCACATCTCAACTGGCTGTTGAACGATGAGAATATCCAGTCTGCAGATGGTTTGGACGCGATCTTAGCCGAGATTGATGCCGCAGTGGCCGGGGTTAAGGCGCTGCAGAAACCAGTGCTGACGGTAATGGGAAGCGATGTATCGAGCGTGACCAGCGTAGTTGTTGGCACTCTGCTGGATAGCGGGAACCCTACCAACGCTGGCCGTGTTCAATTGTCTGTGCCGGTGTCACATGCAGGTTTTACCAGCAAGGTCGAATGGTCAATGACAGCAGCAGGCATGGGCGCGCTCTATGCCGCCGAAATGCTTGCTGATGGCACATACAAGGTGATTTACGTGCTCCCCGTCACTGCGGTGGCTGGGCACAATGCTGTCGATATCACCGATGCGCCCTATATCAGTTCAGCCGGATGTTGGGGATATGAGCGGTTTACCGGTGGCTCGGTACGCTATCAGGCGATGGCAGGAGTAATCAGCCCCTATCTCGATGCAGCAGAGATAGGCACGGTGGGGGATATCGCTGCCGTGGCGGGTACATCACCTGTCATAATCGCGATGCGCATAACGCAGGTTTATGCACCTTCCCCGATAACCAGTCGTGTAGCGAATGCCCAGGCCGCAGCGGAAGCAGCATCGCAGGCGCTCACTGCGTTGCAGGCAGCACACTATCCGCTGGCCGAGACCGTTGGCGATGTGACGGCGACGACGAGCGGTCCCGCCAGCAACGGCTACTGGTGGGCGACGGCGCCGTTCAGCGAGACCGGCCCGCTGCGCGCGGTGCGGATCGATGCCCAGGCGGCTGGCACCGGGACGCTGATCCTCGCGCAGATCGACGGCGCCACGCTGACCCCGCTGCATGCCTGGTCGATCAC